ACTCTTATCTCTCCCCGATTGATCCGATTAGATCCGCCAACAACCGAAAGCCCTAGGTCATGACCCAAAACAAACCAGAACAGCCAGACAATAAACCAATGAATTGCTACCTATCGCTTAACTCGGCAATCTCAATTGCAAACTGGATTGCGCCAACTGATGTTGCAGCACTTACATTGGCTCGGCGGCTTGCCATCGCATTAGATACGGCTTTTGACATGGGCGAACTGAAAGAGGCAACACCATTGGCCGCGAAATATTTACAAGTGTTGCAGCAGCTGCACTTAACAGTTGAAACCAGAACACAAGGAAAACAGGGCGAGGAAAATGACGGGACTAACCACGTTGGAAACTATTTACGGCTACTCGAAACCAAGGATTCAAAGCAAAAGCCTAAACCTGCCAACGGCAGGGCCAGTGGTGGCCGCGCTCGCTGATGAGTTAGGTGTCCCGTTACTGCCTTGGCAGACTTACGTTTTAGATGATGCCTTGAAAATTTTGCCTAATGGTAATTGGGCGAGATCGCAAGTAGGTGTTTTAGTAGCCCGGCAGAATGGCAAGACTCACATGATGCGCATGCGCATACTTGCTGGCCTGTACATATTTGGTGAGAAAAATGCCATAGCGATGAGTCAGACCAGGCAACTATCGCTGGACACATTCAAGCAAACTGTGGATATGGCAGAAAGCCTTGAATGGATGCGAAAGAGAATTAAGCGAGTCAGCCGAACTAATGGCCAGGAGGAGTTAGAGGTTTACTGCCATCACTACCCAAAAGCCTGTGGCCAAAAGTGTGAGCGGATACGCAAATACTCAATTCGAGCAGCTACAAGTGAAGGGCCGCGTGGCTCGTCAGCCGATTTACTTTATGTCGATGAACTCCGAGAGATTGATGAGGCAACTTGGGCAGCTGTTACACCGATCACCCGAGCCAGACCCAATGCTCAAGTGTTTTGGACAAGTAACGCTGGCGATCTAACTAGCAATGTCCTAAATGAACAGCGACAACGCGCACTTACATTTAAGACCGATCGAATGGGTTACTACGAATACAGCGCCGAGCCTGGTTCAGCCGTTGATGACATAGAGGGATGGAAACACGCTAACCCAGCACTTAATTACACAATCAACATCCAAAATATTAAGGATGCGGCAGCACTTGACACAGCCGATGCTTTTAAAACTGAGACGTTATGCATGTGGGTTGATTCAGTCTCAAGCCCATGGCCAATTCAGATTTGGAATGATTGTGAGGCAGACATCGCGCTTGAGGATGGATTGCCCACCTGGATGGCTATGGATCTCAATTTCAACCGAGAGTTGGCGTGCCTGGTCACATTGCAAAAGCGAGACAACGGGTATGGCGTATTCCTACACGAATGGAAAAAAGAGGGAGGCATCAATGATCTAGAACTAGCTGGGGAGATTGCCACACTTACACGCCGATACCGGCCGAGAGTGTTGGCCTATGATCCAAATACTGCTGGGTACATTGCGCCAAGACTTGCCCAGGCTGGCATCCCTACATCGCCGACACCTTGGAACTCTGCCAACTTTAGTATCATGTGCGATCAGGCTATGAATGCGATGCAGTCGCGTCAACTATTTCATCCGGCACAGGAAACAATGCACAGTCACTTGGTCAGTTGTGCGAGACGGCCTGCAAGTGATGGTGGATGGCGAATTGCTAGGCGAGCGGCTCAAGTCCCGATCACAGCTGCAATTGCTTTAGTCATGGCAGTAGGACACGCAACCGAGCCACAACAGAGCGTAAGCATTATCAGCGCATAGGACAACACGCGCAAGGGTCAGACAATCTCGGACAAAGTTATGCAAATGTTATTTAGCATGTTCTAATCAATCAATGGGATTTTTAGATTTCTTAACGGGTGCAACTGCTGCAAAGCCACAGATTGAGGCTAGGGCAGGGATCGCAATACCTTTTTACCAAGATGCCTACTTCACACCTTTTAACACTTTCCGAGTTGATCGCTCAAGCGCAATGCAAGTGCCAGCAGTGGCACGCGCTCGCAACATTATTGCAGGCACAATTGGCACACTTGGCCTTAATGCCTACAACGATGTGACTTACGCCAAGATTGAGGGTCGATCACTACTAAAGCAACCTGACCCAGCATTGCCTTTGGCAGTGACAATGACATGGACTGTTGAGGATCTCTTATTTCATGGCCGCGCATTTTGGCAGGTTTTAGCAGTTAGCCCCGAGGATGGCAGACCAACTCAGGCACGCCGAATTGATCCAACTCGGGTGACTTTCACAACTGACTTAAACACTCAAGAAATTGTTAATGGCTTTTACATTGAGGGCGGCCTATGCCCAATTAGTGGTGTGGGATCACTAATCATGTTTAGCGGTATTGATGAGGGCATTCTCAACCGAGGCGGCCGGACAATCTCCACAGCTTTAAAACTTGAGGAAGCCGTACAACGTATGGCCAGTGAGCCTAATCCAACAATGGTTATTAAGAATTCAGGCGTGGATCTGCCACCAGAGCAAGTGTCAAGCCTGCTGGCTCAGTGGAAGCAAGCACGCGCCACACGCTCAACTGCCTATCTATCTGGCCCATTGGATGTAACTACCTTTGGTTACGATGCTGGACAAATGCAGTTGACTGAGTCCAGGCTAAACACAGCCAGCGAAATTGCCAGAATGTGCAACATTCCTGCCTGGTACATCAATGCCGAGTCAGCCAGCGCAACTTATTCAAATGTAAGTCAAGAGCGCCGCAGCCTTGTGGACTTTAGCCTCAGGCCATTTATGGCGTGTATTGAGGAAAGATTATCAATGAATGATCTAACCCCGAGAAGCCAAGAAGTGCGATTTTCTCTTGATGATTACTTGCGTGGCAATCCATTAGAGGAAATACAAGTTTTGACAGCCATGATTGATGCCGGCCTAATCAGTGTTGATGAAGCCCGCGCCGAGATGGATTTAGCACCGAGAGGAAACCCTAATGCAGCTTAATTTTGATGGACAAGTTATCGCAGCGAATGTGGCAACCAGGACTATTACAGGCCTTGTTGTACCTTTTGCCAAAGTTGGCAATACGTCAGCAGGCCCTGTGCGATTTAATTTTGGCGCTTTTGGCGAGATAGATCCAAGTCAAATAGTGCTTAACAGTGAGCATGATCGCACACGCCCAATAGGTCGTGGCATTGGCGATTCATTGGAAGTGAGCCCTGCAGGTATTTCTATGGCGTTTAAAATTGCGCCAACTAACGCTGGCAATGATGCGTTGGTTGAAGCCGCCGAGGGATTGCGCCCGGCATTTAGCATTGAGGCCAAAGTCAATGAGTACACAATTGAAAAAGGCGTAATGGTCGTGGCCTCAGCAAATCTCGAAGCGGTTGCCCATGTAACTAACCCAGCATTTAAAGATGCACAAATCCTTGAGGTAGCAGCTACCGAGGAAACCCCAGAAACCACCGAAGCAGAAATCCCTGCCGAGGATGAACCACAGGAGATAACAGTGGACGAAGTAACAACACCAGTTGCAGATGAAGTAACAGCAGCCGCTGTTGTTCACGCTGCTGCACCAGTGGCCTACGCCAAGCCTCGTAGTCCAATCAACAGCCAGGCAACTTACCTGGAACACAGCATCAAGGCCAAAATGGGATCGCACGATTCTGCACAGTACGTTATGGCTGCCGATGATTCATTTACAACTAACCCTGCATTTACACCAGTGCAGTACGTTAATCAGGTTATTGACACCACAATTGGCTCACGCCCAGCGATTGATGCAATTGGCTCACGCGCCATTACTGCATCAGGCATGGTCATAAGCCATCCAAAAATCACAACTGCTGGCACAGTTGCAGACACCGATGAGGGCGCTGCACCATCAGAGACCGGCATTGTGTCCAGTTATGTAAATATCGATGTAAACAAGTTTGCAGGTATGCAGCGTTACTCGGTCGAAATCCTAGAGCGCTCAAGCCCTGATTTCTTTCAAGCGATGGTTGATAACATGACACGCGCTTACAACAAGGCAACCGATGCAGCAGTAATTGCAGCTTTAACTGCTGGTGGTACTGCCGCAGCAACAACAGCAGCAACCAGCGCTGGCATCATCTCTTATGTATCAACCGAAGCACCAGCCGCTTACTCAGCAACTGGTGAACTTGCAACGGCATACATTGCTGGCACTGGCCAGTGGTCATTGCTAATGGGTGCAGTCGATTCAACTGGCCGCCCAATTTACAACGCATACAACCCAATGAACAATGCTGGAGTTGCTGGCCCACAAAGCCTACGCGGCAACGTACTTGGCTTGGATCTATACGTTGATGCCAACGCAGTAGCAACAAACATTGATGAGTCAGCATTTATTGTTGTGCCATCATCGGTTGCAATCTACGAAAGCCCAATCCTAAGAATGTCCACCAACGTGGTCACCTCGGGCGAAATCGAAACCATGCTATACGGCTACTTGGCCGTTAAGGTATTGGTTGCCGGTGGAGTCCGCCGCTTTAACCTGACCTAGTCAGCGTTAGTTAAGAGTGTGGGGGATGCGGCCCTGTGTCCCCCACACACCCACCCAGATAAGGATTAAACAATGGCACTAATCACACTAAGCGAGTTAAAAACCGTCTTGGGTATTGGTGACATTTATGCTGATTCAATAGTCCAGGCAGTTGCTGACTCAGCTGAAAACATAATCCTTAGTTATTTAATCTTTGACGATGTGTCCATCATGGGCGTATCTCTGACGAGCAACGTGGCAAGATTTTATTGCTATGACAACACATTTGTGATTGGTCAAGCCTTGACAGTCAGCAAGTGTGGCGCACCTTTTGACGGATCGCGCACAGTTAGCAAAGTTGGTTATGACGAGTATGGAGTCACATACTTTGAAGCCGCAATCACTAATGCAGACATAACCAAGCGATCAGTTATCCCAAACGGCCGAGCCGTACTAACTAGCCAGGCAGCCTTGTACGACACAACCCCAGAAGTTAGAGAAGCTGCATTGGCAGTTGCTTGCGACATTTGGATCACTCGCACAGGCACACTAGGCCAGTCAGGTGTGGATTTTCAAAGCCCTGCACCATATCGCTTAGGTCGCTCAATGCTCACCCGAGTATCTGGGCTATTAGGCAAGCACCTAGATACCAGAGGCTACCTTGGCTAATTTGGTCTCAACTCGTAACGCGATCGCGGCATCGTTAGCAGCTGCCGGGCGCGTAGTTTTGGCTTACCCTGCCGAGAACATCACGCCACCAGCATTAGTGCTAGTGCCTGGATCACCATACTTAACCCCACAAGTTATTGGCGGCGCTAATAATCGCGTAAACCTCAAATTTGATCTCACTGCCATAGTCAATGCAGCTGACAACCAAGCGGCACTGGCAAACATTGAAAGCCTGATGCTGGCAGTTTTCACAGCGTTACCAGCAGGAGTCACAATCGGCTCATGGTCACAACCCACAGTCACGCAGGTCGGAAACGCCGAAATGCTTATCAGTCAAGTCAGTATTGAACTGGCGACCACTACAAGTTAGGAAAATACAATGGCAACAACAACCATCACTGGTCGGTCGCTTACTTTGACGATCGGCGCAAAGACTTATGCAGACCAATCTGCATCAGTAACACTAAACCTAGAGAACAACCAACAAGTGCTAGAAACTTTGGCAGCTCGTGCTTACAAGACAGTGGACTACTCAGGCACATTAGACATTGAGATGTACGCCGATTGGGGAGTTACTGGCGGTCTGTGCGCTCAGTTGTGGGATGCTGCAAAGTCAGCACCTGACACCTCATTAACTGCAACTTTTGTGGCTGGATCAACACCATTTAGCACAATTACTTGCAAAGTATTCCCGGCATTTCCACCACAAGGCGGCGCGGCCACTGACGTACTTAGCACCTCGGTATCGCTCGTTATTGATACATCCCAAGCAATCACACGCGCTTAACAACTAGAACAGGGCATTTCTAATGGAATTCAAAATAACAACAAAGCAAGGTAAAAACTACATAGTGAGCGATGACTCAGCCTGGCTGTACATCCGACTTGAGCAGGATCTGGGGCATACCCACACACAGGCACAAGAAAAGATGAGCCAAGGCAGCCTTGAGGTATTGACTTACCTCATGTATCTAGCAGCATCAATTGGTGGTCACACAGAATACAAGACACACCAAGGCTGGGTTGAGAATGAGTTTGAGACTTTTGACGTGGTGAGCAATGACCCAAAAGACATCCCCGAGGAAGTATCAAAAGACACCTAATTGGGCTGGCGGTACATACCGGCATCCCGTTAAGTGACTTGCAAGAGTGGTCGCTCACAGACATTGAAACGGCTTACGAGCTGATAGCAGAAAGAAATGGACATGGTTGAAGTAACACAAAATAGAACTAAAAAAACCATGCAAATTGATATGGGCGATTATCGGGGATTGCTCAAAGCGCTATCACAAATGGATAAAGACTCACAAGGCGCTTTAAAAGATGATGTGGCTAGCATTAGTCGCTGGACAGCACAAGGGATGGTCTACGCATCCTACGGGGCTTTAATGCCTAAACAAGCGGCTATTGTTGCCAGCACAATTAGGGTCAATCGCGATCGCATTCCAAATGTAACTATTGGTGGATCTAAAGGCCGCGCATCAGGTGGCGCAAATGCCGGGCAATTGTTATATGGTAATGAATTTGGCGGCGAGCGTAACTCCAAAGGAAACCTAACGGCATTTCCTAATGGTGGTTACAGATTCCCAGAACGCAGCCCAAGAGAGGGCCGAGGAAACAAAGGTTATTGGATTTTTCCATCACTTGTTGAAATGCAACCAACTATTCGCAAACGATGGGAAGCCGCAGTGGACAAAGTTATGGATAACTGGGCAAGGAATAGCATCTAATGGCTGATACACGCACACTTAAACTGGCCTTACTTGCTGACGTTCAAAAATTCCTTAGTGGAATGAACGAAGCCGAGACATCAACAAAAGGCCTCAGTAGCAAAATTAATAAATACTCAAAGGCAATGGCCAAATCTTTTGCCATCGCTGGCGCAGCTGCCGGGGCTTATGCAATCAAGATTGGCGTGGACAGTGTAAACGCTGCGATCGAGGATGAAAAAAGTCAACGCATATTAGCAATTCAATTAGAAAAAACAGTTGGCGCTAACGATAAAGCCATTGCAAGCGTTGAAGATTACATATCTAAAACTCAATTAAGAGTTGGAGTTCAAGACGATAAATTACGTCCAAGCCTTGCACGGCTTGTTAGATCAACTGAGGACGTGGCCAAGGCTCAACAATTATTAAATCTTTCCTTAGATATTTCTGTTGCAACTGGCAAAGATGTTGACACCGTCGCAAATGCATTGGGTAAGGCTTACGATGGTAATTCAACTGCACTTGGGCGGCTTGGACTTGGAATAGATAGTTCAATTTTAAAATCAAACGATCTTGATTTAATAATTGGAACTTTAACCAAAACTTTTGGTGGTTTTGCCGATAAAGAAGCCAAGTCATTTGACGGACAATTGCGCATTGTAAAAATTAGAATAGATGAATTAAAAGAAGGAATTGGTGCTGGTTTACTACCAGTATTAAGCAATTTGCTCACAAACGTGAATTTAGTAGCGCAAGGTTTTAGTGGCGACGATCCACAGGGATTAAGTGCCCGAGCCAGAGAACTTGCAGGCAATTTTGAGGGCAACGGTGCAAATAGCCTTGGCGGTGCATTGCGAGCCCTTGTCGATGCTTTTAGCAATTTATTTGGAACTATTACAGCAGATGAGCCAGGTGCATCAACTGGGTTACAAAATTTGGCCAATGCCATGCAAAGTGTAGCCAATGGCATTAACGCTATTGCTGGTGCTTATCGATCAGCTAGAGATTTGGGCGGCAAAATTTTAGACTTGCTTATCATTAACCCAGGCGAGGGACCAAAGTTTGCAGATTCAGCATTGGGTAAAAAATTAAACTATAAAAAAAGAGCGTTAGGTGGCCCAGTATCCAATGGCCAATCTTACTTAGTTGGCGAGCGTGGCCCCGAAATGTTTACACCTAATGTTGGCGGCCGAATTATACCGAATGGCGGCAGTGGGCAAACCATTATTAACATAAACGGAGTTATTGATGCCGAGTCAGCCAGGCGATCAATTGAGAAGCTGCTACAAAACAGCGCTAGGCGTACTGGCCCCATTAACTTAATTGGCGCATCACTGTGACGGCTTACACGCCATATCCAAAAGTATTTATTGCAGGTACGCAGTACTCAGATACTGCCTTGAGCAGTATTGGCATAAACCTTGGACGGCGTGACATTTACGAGCAGGCACAGCCCGGCATTGGCAATGTGCAGTTGTGGTCAAGTGCTGACACGTTGTTGCCTGTCAATCTCTCTGATGAGGTTGAAGTCCAGATTGCAGACTCAACAGGCACATATCGCACTATCTATGTAGGCATAATCTCGGATATTGACATCACGCTAGATGGCTACGGCAATGTGGGATCGATAGCCAGGTACAACATCACAGCCGTTGGCCCGTTGGCGCTACTCAATAAGCACACAACTGGCGCAGTGAATTACGCCAAAGAGTTTGACGGCACAAGAATTCTAAACATCCTTTCTGATGCTTTCCTGCAAGACTGGACAGAAGTTTCGCCAACTTTGACTTGGGCATCCGTTAGCAACATTGCAACTTGGCAAAACTGGGACGGCACAAACATCACGCTAGTAAACAATTTAATCGCTGACATTGATACTCCCGGCACATACGAATTGGCAGCCTACACCGATGGCTTGACCAATGCTTTAGAACTAGCCCAGTCAGCAGCTCAATCTGGCCGAGGTTTCCTGTATGAAGCACCCGATGGCTCACTGCATTACGACTCATACGGCGCTAGGGCAGCTTTTGTGCCATTGACATTAACTGAGAATGATTTGCTGGCAGGTGGCTTGCGACAAGCCGCGCAATGGTCAGAGATTGTCAATGATGTGACTGTGACGACTTACAACGGCACTGAGGCTTTTGCAGCTGACTACACCAGCCAGCAGTCCTACGGACAATTGGCAGGCAGTCGCTCAACTACTTTGCACAACTCAGCCGATGCGGAAATACAGGCATTGGCATTCTTGGAGTCTCGGGCATTCCCTAGAACGTACCCAGAGGAATTGACCATACCCCTGCATAGCCCAACAGTCAGCGATGCCACACGCGATGCGCTGATGCTTATGAGTGTTGGCTCGGCGATCTACACGCAAGAGTTGCCAACAGTATTTGGCACAACTTTTGATGGATTTGTCGAGGGCATGAAGTGGAATTTAACCAGGTACACAGCTGACCTGACGTTAGTTTGCTCGGCATTGTCCGAGACATACCCACACAAGGTATGGTTGCAGATCGCACCTACCGTTACATGGGCAAGTTATACTCCAATTACAGAGAAATGGCAGGACTTATAGCATGGCAACAACCACCCCGAACTACGGCTGGCCAGTAACAACCAGCACCGACTACGTCAAGGATGGCGCAGCAGCCATTAAGGCCTTGGGCGATGCTATCGATGCAAGCGTATTTACGCAGTTGAACGTCGTTGCGGAAAAAACTGCGGCTTACACTTTTGCATCTGGTGATCAGAACGACTTGATACAACTTAATGGAACTTTTACAGTTTCGATTCCAGTGGATGCTACTTTCAATTTTGCAATTGGCACTCAAATAAACATATTAAATGTTGGCACTGGCACGATTACAGTGGCAGCAGTTACCCCAGGTACAACTACAGTAAATGGAACGCCTGGATTGAAATTACGAGACCAATGGTCATCGGCAACTTTGATTAAGCGAGCTGCCAACACATGGGTTGTGATTGGTGATCTAAAGGCATGATGCTTTTGGGAACGGTTGCTTCGTCTGTCTTTGCAAATCCTGCAATCGCTTATTTAGTTATAGCTGGCGGTGGCGGTGGCGGTAATCAAGTTGGCGGTGGCGGTGGCGCAGGTGGATATCGCACAAATGTCGTGGGTCAAACTTCTGGTGGCGGTGCTGCTGCTGAATCAGAATTGACTGTAAGCCTTGCAACTAATTACACAGTCACAGTCGGTGCTGGCGGTGCTGGTGGCACTAGCGGCAGCAACTCTGTTTTTTCAACTATTACATCTACTGGTGGTGGGCGCGGTGGTAATCAACAGGCTGGCGCAACTGGTGGTTCTGGTGGCGGTGGTGCTGGCGCTCTTGCTTATGGGGGTGGTTCTGGTACAACTGGCCAAGGTTATAACGGTGGTTCAACTCAAGGCAGTGCTGGAACAAATGGTGCTGGCGGCGGCGGTGGCGCAGGTGCTGTTGGTGGTAATGGTTCTAGTACTTCACCTGCCGGTGGAAACGGTGGTAATGGTGTTGCTTCAAATATAACTGGCACAAGTGTTACCCGTGGCGGCGGAGGTGGCGGAGGTTCATATCAAAGCACAGGCGGTTCTGGCGGTTCTGGTGGCGGTGGTGCAGGCACAGGTAACGGTCAAGGTGGTGCTGGAACTGCTAACACAGGCGGTGGTGCAGGCGGTAATGGCAACAACGTAACGCCAG